CCAACGCGCGTTTTTTCGGTTTTTCATCTTTTTTATCATCTTCTTTAGGTGGTTCTTCTTTAGGTGGTTCTTCTTGATCTTCCTCTTCCTCTTTCTCCATCCCCATATCTTCTTCAAACTTACTAAGCATTTCCTCTGCGTCATCCAGACCCATCTCTTTAGTCTTAGTCATATTAAAGGCTTCCTCTTCAAGATCCCTACTCAATCTACTAAATCCTAAATTAATATCATTAAAGGTCTCTTGTATCTTTGCTTGCTCATCAAAAAATAGCAAATTTTTAATCTGATCAAAAGTCTCAGAAACTGCTCCACCAATTCTACTAAAGACACCAAATACACCACTAAGAAATCCAGTAAAAATACCAACTACTCTTTTAATAAATCCAATCAATTGTCCAATCTTCTTTATAATTCCAGGTAAAGTATTAATTGCCCATCCAATTAAAAGTATACCAAAGAAATCTAAAATTCTACCAAGAAATCCTTTAGTACTTCTGAATATATTCTTCTGTAAGAAATTACTTGGACCTATAGAACTGGATGCTTCTATCATATCTTCACGATCCTTTCTTCTAATATTCTGCAATCTTCTATTAAAGAATGAAGCATCTCGACGTATTAATTTTCTCGAATCTCTAATATTTTTATTAGTTGTCCGACTAACAATATTAGTAGATTTAAATGCGGCTGATAAAGACTTAGAAACATTGGATAATGATTGTCCAATCTTTCTAATACTAACTGTATTCTTAGATAAAAATCTTACTGTCTTTTGTTGAGCCATATATCTATCCTAACGCTGGTGAAATATTAAACATCTTATAGGAAAGATAAACATGAATATTTGTAGGATCAACTGCTGATATGGCAGCAACTCCTGATGCTGATCCACCCTTAATTCCACCCTGTTGCTGATCTCCTCCACCACCAGATGCACTAGGCATTGGTATAACTACTGGAGGTAAATCTGGTTCTTGTCCAATAGTTGAAAGATCCATATCTTTTTTGGATCTTAAATTCTTAATCTCCTTTATTTCATTCTTTGGTGTTATTTTTGACTCTAGAGTTTTTATACGTTCTCCATACTGATCGTTATAACCATCCAATGCCTTTTCAAATGATTTAGCACCACTCCTTCCACTACCAAAATCATCTCTCTCTGGTTTCTGTAATTTAATTTCATTAAGAAGATCCTGATCACTTATAGGCGACATCATGCTAGGCATAATATTACCATCATTAGGAGTCTCGTTTGTACTACCTTGCTTATTTTTTTGTATTGCGTTATCTACTCCAAAATATCCAAGATTAAAACCTGCAGTGTTTATTCCAAATGCAATAGCTTTCGTCCAGAATCCAGGTGCTGTGGCTAGACTTCTAGTAAGCATCTGAGTGAAAGCAAGAGTAGTCATTCCACCAACTGCTTTAGCTGCAGCTTCATCTGCTGGTTCACCACCTACTAAAGTATCAAGACCAAAACTAAGACCACCAGCAGATCCTACTCCAAGAACAGTGTTTCTTAATCCAGTTTTTGGATTTAGTGAACCAGGTTTTGGACCAGATCTTAATGCACTAAATGGATTTTTTAATCCTCTTAAAAACGCTATTGATGCTCGTGTGAGCATATTTCCAAGCATCCTTATAGGACCTATGAAAATCTTATTACGACCAAACCTACCAATCCTAAGACCTATTATACCTAGAGTTACAAGAAGACCTTTAAATGCTAATTTAAATGATAATAATACAGCACCTATTAAACCTAATGTTCCAATAACATTACGGGCTAATTTATTTAATGCTGCTTTATTACCATCAGCTAAAAATCCATAAGCTTTTATTAACTTATCACCAATCCATCCAGATAATAATATAGTAAAGAAATTTGCTAACTTACCTAAAGAAAACTGAGTTTTCTTACCTAAAGATCTAAGTGGAGAAAACAAAGCCTTTTGTATTCCTTGTTCAATTATACCTTCCTTTCCCTTTCTTAATCCTTGTTGTGCTGCTTGTCTTTCTCTTTGTGCCTCTGCTTCTTCTCTTTGACGATCTAATTGTGATTGAACTGCTAAATTAGATCTAATAAGAGATAATGAAAATGTTAATTGATTTACTTGCCCTGATATGTTCTGTAAACTTTGAGATACATTATTCAGAGATAAACTATTCTGAGCTATTATATTATCAGATATACTATCATTAGGTGGAGCTACAGCTCTTCCTGTAAATGCTGAAGAAGATACATTTCTTCTAACAGCTCTTATTCCTCCTGCTATTGGCGATGATAGTTCAGCCATTCGATGCTTGTTGTGCTTTTAAATTTTCTTCTTCAATATACTGTTGTAAAAGAGTTAAATAAATTTCTCTTTCCCAAGGCATCATATTTTCTAGCTCTGTTAAGCTATATTTATGGTGCTGCATGAGGGCAAAGTTAATTTTATAGTATGACGCAAGATCTTCATGCGACATACTTACCCGAAAAAACTCTGCAATCCCTCCAAAACGATTTCACTTTCAACATCCGTATTTGGATTTTTTACCTTAACTTTGTGAGAAAGCTTTGGCATAGTATCAAAGAATTTTTCAACATCTTTAAATTGCTTAGAGTTTAAACTCTCAACAAAATCACATAATTCTTTTTTAGTACAATCAGATGCTGTCCAAGATTCTTCTTCAGAATATACTTGATCAACACAAGAAGCAATTAAATCAAAGGTATCATCAACACCTAAATCGCCACCAGAACTCAAATTTGATTTGACAAATTCATTTAAAGAAGGATACTTCATTTTCATTGTATATTCATCATCTAGTTTGATATCTTGACTATGATCTTTGTCAATATGAACTTTAATCTCATCAAGATGAATTACAGTAGGAACTTGTGTCTTCTCATCGTCAGGACAAGTAACCATAATCTCAATATCTTCACCAACAGATTTTCCACGTATATTAAGGAAAATATATTCAATATCAAATGTAGATAATTTATCTACTCGTATACCCTTTGAGAGTATACAAGATCCTATAACATCTTTAACAGCATTTGCTATTTGTTTTGGATCATCACTTTCCATCGCAAGAATTAAAATCTTCTCTTCCTTTACTAAAAAAGGTCTGAATTTTATTTTCTTCTTAGATGAAGGTATAACCAACTCATAAGTAGGTGTCGAAATCTGGGGTAAAGGCATAATGTGTTCACTCAGTAAAATTATTTAGACTGGTTTTTTTAACTTATAAATTTACTGCTCCAGAATCACCATCTTTAGCATTACTATTATTTACACCAGTAGTAGAACTATTATTTGTTGTAGACTTAGAAACATTAGTTGGCCAACCATACTGAACACCCATTCCTTCACGTAAAGGATTTAAAATATCAGCCATATTATCATATGGTTTAAAATTATACATGTTACTCTCTTTTGTTCCGAAATTTAAATCTCTACCTTGCTTTTGGGATAATGATGATGTTTGACCAGAAATATATCTATCATAATGGAAAGAACAAGTTGCCTTTAATACATTTGAGTTCTGATATTGAACTCTTGTAGAATTTAATGCTAGTGGAAATAATCCAATAAATTTATATTCCAGATATTGTCTATGATTCTTTTCAAATTTTATAATTCTAGTTTCATTTGACTTATAATACTCAGGATACCTCATCCTAAAGTGATAAGCATTCTCTTGAGGTCTTTGTCCACTAGATCCAGAAATATACTCCATCCAATGCTCTAAAAATCTAAGAGATTTATATTGATTATCAACATAAAATTCTAAATCAATTTGAGTGAATTGTCTAGTATGTGCCATCTTTTCAATAACACCCTGATATTCTCCTCTAACATCAAGAGTAGCAAAAGAACTTCCTGGTATAGAAGCACCACTACACAACAAACCAATATCCGATAAATCAAATCTATCATCAACACCTTTAGATCTTAAATGCGTAGTTAAAGGATATGCTCCACCATTAGGTATAGCAAATCTAACCAAATAATTGGATGTTTGAGCAACATTCTGAAATGTCGGTAATATCTGTGATATTTTCTTTGGAAATGGAGCTGGCACTCTAAATAGTTTTATTATATCATATCTATTTAGATGGCTTACAAAGGAAAATATCGACCATCTCACCCACAAAAATATAAAGGAGACCCTACAACAATAACCTTTAGATCATTATGGGAAAAGAAATTTATGAATTGGTGTGATAAAAATGCTAATATCTTAGAATGGTCAAGTGAAGAAATTATTATACCCTATCGTGGTCCTGATGGAAAACCACATCGATACTTCCCAGATTTCTATATGAAACAAAGACAAATTGATGGTAAAATTAAAAAATATATTATTGAGGTAAAACCATTAAAACAGTGTAGTCCACCTAAAAAACCAAAACGTCAAACTCCTGGTTATATTCGTGAAGCATTTGAATATGCTAGAAATCAAGCAAAGTGGAAAGAAGCAAAAGATTATTGTGCCGATAGACAATGGGAATTTAAAGTGATTACTGAAAAAGAACTTGGTATAAAATAATGGCAAGAAGAGCTAAAAGAAGAACTGGTGGCGATTCTTATGAAGACGTAAAATATCAAATTAATGTAAGAGAAGGAAATAGACTTGCTCCTGTATTAAGAGATCTTATAGGAACAGAAGATCCAGAAGATTTAGCATTAGATATACTAGATGTATTAAATGAAGGTGGAAAAGTTCCCACAGTGGGAAATTATTATGTATTCATCTATAATCCAAAAACACCAAATATTCAATACGACCAACATCCATTAGTTGCTGTACTTGCGGTATTTGAATGGGGTTTCCGTGGATTAAACTATCATTGGGGAGAAGTTAGACAATATACATGGAATGAAATAGCAGGTGGGTTATATATGGTAAGTGATCTAGAATTAAGATCACTTAGAACTATTCCTTTTGCTAGATTCCGTCTAAATAGTTGATAATCAGAAAAATAGGTCGATAATGACATCGAGATCGGCAAGAATACAAGCAGAAAGAAAAAGACAACAGGAAGCATCCAAGGCATGGAAAGCAGCTAATCCTGATTATAAACCTAATACAATAACAGGTCGTCTAAGTGGACCTGAAAGGCGTAAGAAATGGAGAGAAGCAAGAGGTCTCGACCAGACAGATCAAACTGACACAAAAGGTGATAATGAGAAAATAACACTTGGTAGTGGACAAGGTGGTAATGATAGATCCATAACAAAAGGTGCAGGAAAGGTTTTTGCATATCCTTTAGGAAGAGATAGAAGAGATTCAGAAGATACCTTATTAATAAAAGCAATTGAATATATTCCACCAAAATCAGGAGCAGGATTAGGTGTTACTATAGAAAATGAGGACGGAACTCTTACTGATCTAGGAGATACTAGTGCTGAAGGTAAAAAAGCAATAGGTAATGCTAGTGTAAAAATTAACAATGAAAGTATGACAGACCGTATGCGTAACGGATTTGCCAGCGATTCAAGTTTTAAAGAAGGAATAAAATATTATGTACATCTACCAATACCAGCAAATGTAAATGATACAAGTGCTTGCCAATGGGGTGCTGATACAATGAATTTCTTTGAGATGGCAGGATTGGGAATTGGTGCTGCTCTTATTGGACAAGAAGATGGTGCTGCTACTCAAGCAGCAGTAATGCAAACCATGACAGGCAATCTTAAAATTCCTGGTTTAAATCCAGATCTAAGAAAAGCATTTACAGCATCTGTATCTGGATTAGCATTAAATGCTTTAGGATCAAATGTAAGTGCTAGATCTGTTTTATCAAGATCAACTGGTCAGGTACTAAACTCAAACACTGAATTACTATTTGAAGGAGTTGCTTTAAGAACTTTCCCGTTTGATATGACATTCACACCTAGAAGTCCAGAAGAAGCAAAGGTTGTTAAAGATATTATAAGAAGTTTTAAAAAATCAATGTCAGCTAGACAAAACGGTGAAGGTGGAAAAATGTTCCTTAATGCACCTGATATCTTCTTACTTAGATATCTACATCAAGGAAAGGATCATCCATTTTTAAACTCATTTAAACCATGTGCTCTAACTCAATTGACAACAAACTATACGGGAGCAGGAGTTTATTCAACTTATAACGATGGAACACCAGTTCAAGTTAAATTAAGAATGGTATTTAAAGAAATCAACCCAATTTACCAAGAAGATTATGATGATTCAGCATCAGGACCAGGAGTAGGATACTAATGGGATTTTTTAGAGAGTTACCAAATTTTACTTACCAATCACCTCTAAGTAATAGAATTACTTCTAATGAGTATATCTTAGCAAAAAACTTTTTTAGAAGTGCTAAAACTCTTGATTGGTTAAAAAATAACATTACAGTGTTTAATAAATTTGTTATTGAAGACAATGATCGACCAGATATAATAGCAGAAAAATTATATGGAGATCCAGAATTAGATTATGTTGTGATTATAATAGCAGAAATAACAAATATAAGAGAACAATGGCCACTAACAAATCAAAAATTATATGAATTTGCAGCAGATAAGTATGGATTAATTGATCTAAACGCTACACATCATTTTGAAACATATGAGGTAAAAGATGATAAAGGAAGAACTGTATTACCTGCTGGTTTAAATGTAGATCAACACTTTAAAATTGATGGTCCAGACACAAAATTAAATGGTGGTATCTGGAAAGTAATAAGACCAAATGGTAGCGAAACTACTGTTGATAAAGTTGAACTAGATGTAACTGATATAGCAGTAGGGGTTTCTAACTATATTCATGAAGTCAACTTAAATGAAAAGAAAAGAAAAATAAAAGTTTTAAAGGAAGCATATCTGCAAATGTTCTTAAATGACTTTAGAAGAGTTATGAGATATGATAGAAATACACAATATATAAATCCAAAACTAATAGGAACTGAAAATACTCGTATTATAGAATAAAAAAAGACCCCCGAAGGGGTCTTATAAGAACTAGAAAATATGATTATATCATGATTCTGCTAATTTAGCAAAGTATGATAATGCTTCATCATCTTCATCTGAAGAAGATACTTTAGATACAGATTCTACAGTTTCAACAACAGGAGTAGATGCTTTAACATCTTCAAACTCTTGCTCTATAGTTTCAGTATCTTGACGAACTTGCTTAGTTCCAAGAACATTACTCAAACGAGTCTTAAGTTCATCATAGGATTTAAACTGATCAGCAGCAACTAATTCTGCTAAGGAATGCTCCTTCTTCCAGACTGCTTCCATCGCATCGTCATCATCTAGTAAAGCACTAGTGGCAGCGAACTCAGAAGAGTCATAGTTTCTATAACCAGCAACGTTCTTTGCCTTCAACTTGAAGTTAGCACCTTGCCAGAAATCGAATGGATCAATTGCTTCCTCATCCTCAAACTCAGGCTGCATTGCTGCAGTTAGTTTGTCAAAGATCTTCTTACCATACTTGTATAAGAATGTCTTACCTTCATTCTCAGGATTTGCTGGATCTTTTACAACGTAGATATTGCTGATATAAGTAAGTTTACGCTTCTGCTTACGAGCAGCATCTTTACCAGCATCTGTGCCATTGTTCCAGAGTAAAGTATTGTGCTCTGAAACTGGATCTTTTTGCCCTAAAGTAGTAAGGGAGTTTTCAATGTACCAACCGCCAGGACCTTGAAAGGCGTGGGAGTATAGTTTTACAAATGGTAGATCCTCACCATTTGGTGCGGGTAGGAAACGGATAACGGCATAACCATTGCCTGATTTATCACATTCTAGTTTCCATAGACGGTCATCACCTTGACCACCTGTGTTATTCATTTTCTCAACTTCTTTCACAAGTTTTTGTGTAAGAGAGCCAAGTTTTGATTGCTTTTTAAGATTAGCAAACGACATTTAGATTACCTCGGATAAATTAGATTCGTTGGATGTTTAGATTATAGCAGAAAAATGCTTACTAGTCAATACGTTGCTTAAGAGCCTCAATAGTATTATTCATTCCATTAAACAATACAGATATATCTGTACCTGGTGGAAATCCCAAAGCACAAACGGATTTTTCCAAATCCTTTTTCATTTTCTTAGCAGCAGGATCATCAGTTAAAGAGAGTCTAGTATACATCACTCTTTGTTTGTCTAGTAGTTCAGTTAAATTATCAATATGTTCCAATTGATCTTCACGGTCCATTGTATCAAAAGAAAATCCAGCATTGTAGATTATCTCTTGTAGACGATTAATTTCAGTTAATTCGTCTCTAATGATTTCTGAATCGAAAAATTCACTCATTTACTATGTCCCTTAGTACTTTTTTAAACTGAAATACATTAATATTTAGGAAAGGTAAATACTTTTTCAATTTTAAACTTACGGTTTCCCACACGGGATCTGTTAGTTTCTTATCAAAATCTTTTTTGAAAGAAAAGACTTTTTCCAGTATCGAAAGCGTTTCTAGCGAAATCTCTCCACCCAGATACTTTTTTAGTAACAGGGGATGTCCCATCGAGCAATTGAACACTTCGTCTAAGTTCTTCTCCGATAGTAATTCGCTGAGTTGTTCTTTGAACAAGTAAGTCAAACTCTGTTGACGCATCATCCATTCTGCGTATGTTCTTTCTCCAGAATTGATTATTTCTCCAATCCATAAGTTTTGTGGGTTGTTAGCATTAATAAAATTAGATAATAGGAAATCAACTATCTCTTGATCAGAATATTTCCTAGAAGTTTTTTCAAACCAATATTTGTCCTTCCTCTTATTAAAGGAAGTCATAGTTGCACGAGATTTACCACCATACTTAAAAAAGTCATACTTAGGATTAGTAAAATGACTTTTCATTGATAAGTATGTACGGTAAGTCTCAAACGGTGTCACTTTCACCCTCAACATCATTTTCATTTTCAGTTTCAAATTCAGTAATCGCATCAATAGGAATTTCTGCTTCTCCTATGCGATACCAATGTACAATTTCATCAGATTTCCAACTTTTTCGTTTTCCAATATACTCAAGGTCAGGCATATTATAGTCACGCATTATAGCTTGTAATCGATAATGTAATAATTCAAGTTTTGATGGCATTATTATAAAGGAAGTCTAGCCCTTGAAGTTTTCTTCATATAATTGAGACGTGTTGCATCCCATTTCAGTCGTTCTTTTAATGGTTTTGAAATTAACTTCGATACTGATTCTACCTCAATATTGTTACTTTCGCAATAATAGCAAATTGCATCAATATAATTGAAATCTTCTTCAGCAACAATTTTTTCAATTTCCATTGCAAATTTTTGAGGTGTAAGAAACTTACTCTCTATAGCCTTTTCTAGTTCTTTACTTGGTTCCATAGAGTTCCAGTTTATCGTTAACAAATTTTGTAATGTATTGTTGCAGTAGTTTGATGTACTTTGCTTTGTCTCTTTCTTCATAGATGACACATTCTCCATTTTCACAAGCCATAATGATTACAAGTTTTTTGATGGGTATACCCTTCATCTCATATAACATACAACCGTATGCCATACACTGGACAAAATAATGCTCAATCCAGTCTCTTGGTTTAGGTTTCTTAGATGTTTTAAAATCTATTATCGCTAACTCGCCATCATACTCTGCAATACAATCAACAGTTCCAGCAATACCTAGTTCTTTACTATATAGCGGTCCTTCCAGAGCGTATATATTATTTATTTTCTTAAGATGACCCTTAGAAATCTTAAATAAGAAATCAGAAATAGGACGTAATCCTTTAGGTAAGTCTTCATTCTTTAAATAATGTTCTGTAAGAGTATGCATATCAGTTCCACGACCAGTAGCCGCCTTAGTGATACGATCTGCCTCCTCATTACCTACCTTTTTTCTCCACTTAACAAAGATCTCTTTATTGAAATGGCTAGTTACAGAAGTAATAGAAACCATTTTGACAAGTTCTTCCTCATCAGGTATCTTATAGTAACGAACTCCATCAATATGTTCTCTTTCAAGAGGTTGAAGATCTAGTTCAACATGATTAAACATTAAAAACCATTTTCAAGTTTTGCTATGATATATTCTTTGACCAATCCAGAACGAACTATGTCATCTATACCAAACTCTATTATATCAAAGGATGGCATTTTACGCAAGACGTTCATAAAGTCTACAATACCATTACGATCATTTGTTTTAATTAAATCTGTCTGACTTGAATCACCACAGAACATAATCTTACTATTCTCTCCAATACGAGTAATAATAGAATCTAGTTCGTGAAAATTAAGGTTTTGAAACTCATCTACAATCACAATAGCATTGTCTAAAGTAGTTCCACGAATAAACGAGGTACTCCAAAACTTAATGCTTTCTTGTGCCTTTAAGTTGCCATAGAGCATCTCAAAGTCTGCATCAGAAGGCATCTGAAACATATACTTCACCATATTCTTATATGGAATCTGGTAAATATCTGCCTTATCTTCGTGATCACCAGGTAAGAACCCAATTTCACGAGTAGACACTAATGAACGAACTAAGTAGATTCTTTCATATGGTGTCGATTCATCTAATACTTCTTTTAAAGCATTATAAAGAGTGATAAAGGTTTTACCTGTACCAGCAGTACCATATGCAACAATATGCTTACCTTCTTTATAGGATTCAAATAATCTTTTCTGATTATCTGTAATTGCTTCTATATCAAGAAGATAATTTGTATTGATTGGTTTCTTTCTTTTTATTTGCTTAGTCGTCAAACCGATACCAATTGGTTGATCACCACTGGCCTTCTTTTTTCTAGGCATTAGATTAGACTTGCTTAATGGTACCGTTTCTTGGAGCTGCGTTTTGTGCTTTCTTCAGAATACTATTCCAACCAGGTGCTTTCTTTCTTAACTTATCTTTCCATTCACCAACTTCCCCAGTGCCAGGCATTGTAGATGGATCTGACCAATCTCTCTTCCAATCTGGATTATCTTCACACCATTGAGACCAATCCATCACACTCATTTTTACTTCTTTCTGTTCACCAGTTTCTTTGTGAACCACAGGATATGTTGCCATTTCAATATAAAGTAGTGTAAATTTATTTAGACCCATTCTAGGGCTTCTGATACTGCAGGGAATTGTTCGGTAAATATCCGTCTACATTCCTCTGCAATATTCATATGCTCTTTCTGTGTACCGTGTGCAGATCTCAAATTAATGTAGTGAATCCAAGAACGGCACGAACCAGTCATATACAAACGTGTTGGTGTTGCAAGTGGAAGCACAAACCTTGCACATTCCTTTGCGACTCCTTGTTCGAGCATTCTGTTATATAAGTTCATTGAGGACTCAAATAACTTTGCCATTTCTAGTTCAAAGTCTTGTACAAGAAACTCATCCAAGTCATCCGTAGAGTTTTGTCTGTTCTTAAGGTCTTGCTTGCGGAGTTTCGGCAAGGGTATATTGTCGTCTAGGAGTTTTGTATCAGCATATCTCTGTGAAAACTCCTGATATGTGAAGCTCCTATGTCTTAAAATCTGGGCCGCTAATCCCCTCGTAGTTTCTATCTCCAAAGTCATAGAAGACTGTTCAAATACAGACCAATGATTATGTTTAATACAATACTTTAAGAGTCCAGAATACTTTTCATTTTCCTGATTTGAAGGATTAGAGACTCTAGCAATATATGCCATAGTCTTCTCAGCATCAGGTGTAATACTTACAAATTTTACGTTCATTTAAATCCTTTTGAATTTTTTGCATCCACAGCATTTAGTTCTTCTTTAACTACTCTTAACTGTGATTTCATAAACTTTAATTCTTCATCTGAATAAAGATAATCTTTCTTGATCATTCTTTCAAGCATTTTGATGAGTCTTCTTGCTCTACTAGTCTGCGTATCCATCGTCATCATCGTAAAGTTCATCATAATCTACTGGAGTATCAAATGCAGTAGAGTTTTTATATGCATCAACATCAGAATATACTTCTGATTTAAGAGCATCTACTAATAGTTCTAAATTACGAACTATAAGTTTTAATTTGTCTTTCTCCATTTGAATATTCCTTTCCTCTAATTATAACACATACTTAAAACTATTTCAATGGTTCATCTCCATGATACCATTTAACCAAGGAATACCTTGTTCCTTTTATAACTGGAGTTATCTCATGAAATAATCTACTATCAAAAACAATGACACTTCCTTTACCTCTAGGAGATTTATCTTTAATAGAACCATTATGAAATATAAGATCTCCTCCTTCATAACTATCTTCATCAGAAAGTTGAACTGTTAAACTTAACTTTCTTGTTATACTATCATCATTTGTTCCAAAATCTCTATGTTCTCCATAAAATTGACCAACTGAATACTTAGAAATCTGTGCTAATTCTTTATCCTCATCAGATAAATTATAATGAAAATTCAAAGAATTAGCATATCTGATATAACCACAAAGTAATGCATTTATCCAAGTATTATTAATAAATTGTATATTTACATTTCTTGCTAATAATTTATTATTATTTCCTGTCGTCCCTTTTTTATATAAAGTATCATCTATACTATTAACAATACAATCACACATCTCATCAGGAATCTCTCCTTTCTGCCATTGCCAAATATTAAATAATTCCATTTCTTTATTATAGCATAAAAAAGGAGGGTAACAACCCTCCTCACTCCTATGTAAGAAAAATTAAGCAACTGCGTGATTAACTTTCTTAACAAATTTATGTCCTCTGTAAGAGAGAACTACTTCGTCCTTTTGAGTTGGACGGCGTGTATCTGTGTCATAAACGACACCACGGTAAGTGACTTTTGCCATTGGCTTGCTCCAAAGTAGTAGGGGTTTTAATCCGTTCCTTTAGTCGGCTTTTGCGTCCCAACAACCTGGTTCAGTATTTGCTTTGATAACTTCGGTTAGTTCTTCTTGAGCATCCTTTGTAAGATAACTGTTATTTACAGCATTCTCTAAAAGATGATCAGCACCTTGACAGGTTAGAACTAAAGTACCAAAACTAGCGATGAGTAGGTTCATAGGATGAACGATCCGTTCCGAGTCGGCTTACTTGCGACCTGAATGTATCAGGTTGAACGATTGTGTTAATAATAACACATTTTAATTATTTAGTCAAGTTAATATGTAAATTTGTTACATCGACCTGACAGGGCAAAAAATACCTGGAGATTTTTTTGCCCGATATTTGGAATCACTTTCGCTTTTTCCTTTGGGGTGCTTGCTTAGATCTATACCCCCACATCTTTGGACTAATATTACCATGCCCATACTGTATGTCCTTTAGACCTTTCTTAAACTTATCATAGTACATATCAAATATATGTGTCTTAGTTCCTCTAGTTAAATCATATTTAACTTGATCATCTAAAACATAAGTAACTATAAAGGCATCAGTAGGAACATCAACCACAGAAACATCCTGAAGAGATCCATTCTCAACTAACATTTCACAACCATAAACAGATTTAATATTACCTGCTTCTTCTGTTGTCCAAAGAGATACTTTCTTCTCTGGTTTTTTTAACTCTGCTGTTTCACTCATGTTGATCTGTTTACCCCCCAATTAATCTGTGGAAATGCTTCTGCAACAACTTCCTGTGTGATCTTATACTTCTCACCTAACTTCTTATCTTTAACTAAAATAAGAATCTCTGCCTCTAATGGATGTAATCCTTCAAGAATGTTTATAAACATAGTCTCTCTACGAAGACCTGAAAGATTTGGATTACCACCTTA